AGTAAGGGAGTAGAAGGACGCTCCGTCCTCCTTGTTTAACCCGTACCGTCTACGTCTAATAGACCCATCGTCATTGTAGGTGAAGTTAAGCTCGTCAACTGTAGAACCCTCTGCTGGTGCTAGTTTAGATTGCTCTGTTACTAGTCCTGCTGATGGTGCTATGAGTTGCTTTATTCCAGATGCTCTTGGCATTAATTATCCTAGGTGTTTCTTGATAGCAGACTTAGCTACTGCCATGGAAGTGAACATACCCTTGAGATCCACAGGGGTCTTACCACCACCTGATCTAATAATCTCATACATGTTAGGCCACTTCTTATTTACTTTAATCTCTAAGGGGTTCTTAGTGTTTCTAATCTCTTGGATACTCTCTCGTTCTGGTGTAGCTTTAGTAGACGCGGTCATCTAGTTTCTCCCATATCCTAAGATACGTTGTTTGTTAAGTTTACTTGCTTTAGTTCTCTGTGCTGACATAGATATTAGTGCACGCTTGGCATCCACTGGGCTATCTACTTGTTTTAATCTAAGGTGTGCCTCTCTGTTCAGTTCTGCTTGGAACAAAGGGTATATGTTATCTGGGAAGTCCGGTATAGCATCGTCCTGTATGAGGAACGTAGAGTTCTTTACTGCGTGTACAGCACTGATGCTGTTCTGTAGTGTACTCTCGTTAGTACTGTCATACGAATCAAATACTAAGTGGTCTCCGTCAAAGGAAGTATAATAGGTAGGGTCACTGTTGTTCTTAATGAACAGTCGGATACCCTCATATGAATCTACTACCTCTGTATTATCTGATAGGTTGTCTTGGTATAGACCACCACTATCCTTGGTGATGTTGTTACGCCCGTTACATAGATCAATGAACTCCTCTGGTGTTAACCAAGTGATGTCCTTCTCTCTGTACTTAAGCCACAGTAACTCTCCTACAGTACTAGGTATTAGTAAGTAGTTGGGTTTAGTGTTGTCACCTAGTGCATCTAGTTGAGTAAGTATCTTACCGTGAGGCCAGTTGTATATACTGTGCATGTACTCGTACAACTGTGCAGCAAAGTTAGCTATCTGCTCTGACTCTTCTGTGCCACCATCGTTAAGGTATATGGAGTCTACTGGATCACTGTCCATAGCCTCTAATGTATTCTTAACTATTTGTAGTAGTGTCTTAGACATGGTCTCTTCTTATAATGATAAGACTAAGGGGGCTATTAACCCCCTAGGTCTAATGGTTGCTACGCGCCTTCTAAGTAGTACTTAACACGTACGATCATTTCGCCAGCAGTAGCTGTACCTGTGAAAGTAAATGTTAACTGACTATCAGCAGCTAACGCTTCTCCAATTGCCGCCCCGGTACCTTCCGATACTGAGTTAGTAGTTAGAGATGAATCCCCGATGTCCAACAGAGCATCTACGTCAGCGTTTAAACCAACGGAGTAGTCTGTTGCACCAGTGATAGCAGTAGTTAACTGACAACTTGCTGACACAATGTGTGCACCAGCAGGGATTGTAGGAACTACCATATCATCGGCATCTAGACCGGGGAGTGCGTCATAAGCGAACTTATAAACTAACTCATCCTCTCCAGATGTATTGCCAATAGCAGTACCTACACCGCTATCAACATCACGAGGGCCGTAGTAGATTGAACTACCAATTGAACTTTGTTCTCTAGACATAATTCAATCCTCCCTTAGTAAGCACTAGATGATAGTGCAAGTGTAGCAAGTGTTTCGAGACGTTGAGCACCGAAGCCCCAGCGAGCTGTGACGTGAAACTCATCTCTACGTTTACTTACGTTACGATCACCTTCAACACGAGGCTGACGTCTCCAAGCATTCATAAACGGCTTGGTAGTATCATCTGCTACGCACATAGCGATCCCGACTTTCATACCAGCAACGTGGCTGTTCGTAGCTCCGATAGGAGGTAGAATACCAGTAGCAGTAATCGTTTCGGCTACCGCATCAGGTAGTCTGTTGGAAACCCAGAGGTCAAAGCCAAAGATATTACGTAGGAACTTACGGTTCTTAACAAACCCTTCTCCTACCATACCCTCGAACATTGGGTTATTGGTGAATGCCTGAGCTCCAACTGCGGAGTTCAAAGTCATTTCAGCAATAGGAGGTAGTATAAGAATACGTCCCTCATCTGGCACATTGGCTGAATCAAACGCTAACTTAAGATAAGCAATGTCATCTAAGGCTAGTACGCTTGAGGTACCTGACGCCAAGATCCTGTGTGACACGTTGTTATACATGTTAGGATCACTAGCTGTCTGTTGGTTCTGCTGGGAAAGCATGTCGGTCTCATAAGACTCAGCGATTGAACGCAGGGACTGTGGTACAATCTCCGCCTCTACTGCTGCTGCCTTATAGCCATTCTCTTTCAGCTCATCAGAAACATACCCACCAGTACCTTTGTGTTCTGTGATGTTCATTGTCACAGTACCAGTATCTAGTGGACTTAATGGTGTATCTTCACCCTCTGCAATATCATGCAAAGGCATTTGACCTACGGTTGGAATTTGAAGGAGTGTGCCGTCACCGAACTCGGAGACATCGCGTGTCAAACCCTCTGGCAAAAAGCCATCTTCCAACTGCTTTAGGAGGTCATTCGAGTGTACGACCGCGCGTATAGCGGGATCGGTATTCGCAATAATGTTACCTGACATTATTATATCCTCTTACAGTTATGGTTGTAATGCTTCTAACTGTCTAACAAACTGTGCTGTCCGTTCCTTTGAGGTCAGACTTAACACTGGCTTGATCTCAGGAAGGCTATTGCTCTCCTGAAAGTTAGAAGTTCGTATTGTACTAGTATGTGCATGTGCTGGTGCTACTGGCTGACTAATAGTAGGTAAGAAAGTTTTATTGAAGAGTCTTGGGTTCTCTCCTGCCATCTTATCTACGTCATCCATAGTGAGCCCTAGCTCTGTAGCTTGCTCCTGCATTTTAACAATGAAGTTCTCTCCGTATGCTTTCTCTGCTTTACTAATACAGTTCGTACGGTTTGTATCAGTTAGCTCCCCTGCACGTAGAGTACCTACTTGCTGTCCTACTAGCTCTTTAATTTGGTCTGGTGAGAGACCGCTATCCTTAAGTTCTTCCTTGCTTTTGAGCACCTCATCGAGAGACGTAGCAGTTTCAAGGCTGTGATTAGCTGTCTCTAGCTGAGCTCTTAGTGTAGCATTCTCAGTTTCGATATTACTAATGTGACTGTCTTGATTTGTTATCTTCGTCTTCACATCGTCCATTGTTGCAAAGGCTCGTTCACCTACTATAAGGGCTACGCTCTGGTCTGATTGTACCTCTTGGTTCTGTGCCGCCACTTCCGTGACTACAGTGTTAGCCTGAGGGTCTATATCGGCTTGTGCTGCGAATGTGCTAGGCATGGTCTACCCCTTCTTTGGAAATAAGTTTAATAGTTCTTTAGCCATCTTACGTTGTCCTAGTATATGTATATACTTCTCCATATACCCGGGCTCCTTGAAGTTAGCTTCGTTCTCTTCCTTGTCAGAAAGTTTCCTTAGCTTCTCTTCGATGGCCTCTCTTATTATATCTAAAGCAAAATTAGCTTCGTAATAATCCTGTGTGAACCGTTTGATTTCACTTCTCTTTACCAATGCTAGTAGTGCATTAGGTACTGGTCTGTTACTCAACTGGTTCTTCTCCCGGCATACCCTGTTGCATCTGGGTTGCCTGTGTTAACTGTTGTAGTTCCTGTGTTTCAAATACCCTACCGAACTCTACGTATAACTCTAGTTCATCTAGTCCTAGCAGCTCTTCGTACATCTTAGCTAGTCGCTTAGAAGGGAAGTGCTGTACTACTAGTGGGTCTTGGGCTGCTAGCTGTATCAGTTGCATAGCGTTAGCTATAAGCTGCTGTTGTCTAGCGAAGTGCCTAGCCCCTATGGGTACTATCTTACCGTTAATCTTTAAGTCTTCTTTAGTAATAGTAAGGAACTCTTCTACTCCGAAGGTATCCGTATCTACTACCTTAATAGTATCTTCTCCATCTAGGTACTCTCTACCTAGCTCTAGCTCAGCGTTAAGTAGCTTATCAATGAAGGTACTCTCATACTGGCTAATCTTATTCTGGAAGTTCCTAGACGCTGCATTCTGTAAGGAGTTAACCTCGAACGCTGTCTTCTCACCGGGGGTACGTATACCCATAGCTTCTCTAGGTGAACCTGCTAGCTCTTCCATGAGGTTCATCTTCTGTGCGTTCATGAAGTCTACCTGTAGGATAGTAGTATCAGGTGCTAGGTTGACTACGCTACCCTCTCCACCAAGGATACGATAGGTACCACCGGGTCTCCCTGCTTCTACTCCACTCTCATCTACGTCACCTACTACTATTCTAGTAGGGGTAATCATCTGGTCTAGTGCGTCTGCCTTAGCATTCTCTAGGTGGTTAATCTGGTACTGCATACCGATAAGGTTATCTAGTGGCCCCATACCCCATAGGTTATCAGGTCTCTGTCTCCATCCTGCGTGGAAGATGTTAGCCTTACCGTTACTAGTCTTAATCTCTGATGTACGTAGTACGTATAGTCTATCTACTACTGTAATCACTTGGTTCTTTAGTAGCTCACCCTTCTCTGCATCCCATATGTCACCGTAGAAGTCTAGTATCTCTACGTACCCAGACTTAATGTACTGTGACCATGAGCCAAAGCCATCATAGGTTAACTGTTCACCCTTATCTATCTCTCCACTACCTGCTAGGAACGCAGTACTACGTGTCTCTTTAACCTTAGCTACTACTGATTCATCGTAGTCCTTAGTAGGGTTCTCCTCTACTGTACGTAGGAACTCTCCCATACTCTGGATAGACCTGATGATCTTAGGTGCATTCTCAAAGCTCTCTGCTAGGGGATTAAATACAATATCATAGGGACTAATTCTCCGCACAACAGGGCCAACATAATCAGTATAAGTAGTATCAATCTCGTTTGATAGTCTAGCTTCATATGTTACCTCCGCAAAGCAGTTACCATACAGTGCCCAGTCATTCAGTAGCTCTAGTACTACATCCTCGAAGTTATTAAGTCTATGTTTAGTACGTAGGTAGGACTCAGCAGCCTTACGCTTGTCCTTAGTTACTGCTTCCTTATCCTCTCCTATGAACTTAAACCAGTCATTGTGAGGGAACAAGGCAAACCTATAGTTAGCTATTAGGTTATCATATATCTGGGTTAGCTTAGGTAGGTGAGTACTGTGGCTCCACCCTGATTGATTGTCTGGGTCTATGCCACCCACTGCACCGTTAGTAGTCTCTCTAGTAGACGTAGCGTATACATAGTTAGTAGTCTCTTTCCACCTAGCTTCAGCCCCTCTACGTGCAGACTTCCACTCCGTGTACTTATTAGTAATCTCTTCTGCTAGTTGTGGTCTCTCTAGCATTACTGATTCTATTGTTAGTGATTCTAAGCTACTCATCTATCTAATTACTCCACCAAACCTTGGATGACTAGCTAGGTTAACTACTTGTTTCATCTTACCAAACCTAGCTGGTGATATACTTATCTCTACTGCTGCTGCAAGGGCATCTTTTAAATCGTCATGAGGAGGACGCTCTAGTACCAACTGTTCCTCTAGCTCCATGATGAGCCCTGCCTTGTAGTGCCACATGTCCCCATTCTCGTACCTAGGTTCTAGTGTGGCTGCTATTCTATGTTCTTTCTTACCTGACCCAGCACTAGTATTCTTAGCGTCTAGTGTAAGCCGTAGTCCTTCTTCTCTTATACGTTCCTTAATGTAGTTAGCAATGATGTTAGCACCTGCGTTGCTCTCTACTTTAACCTTACGGAACTCCCACTTCCTGTGG